GTAGATGCTAGGCTCTCGCTTTAGCATTTGGCCTAAAGCCAAAAATGCGAGCCGCGTTCGCGGTAAGCTCGCAAGGTGCTGGCGATTTGGGATAGCTATATGTTTAGCAACATTTTGGCATTTAGATTATGCACAATCTCAAGAACCTAAAACAAATCATTATCGTCAATGGGCATTTATATTATTAAATGACATCGACCAGTTTGACTGTTTAGATAAGCTATGGTTTAAGGAATCTAGGTGGGAACCAAATGCAAAAAATGGTAGTCATTACGGCATTCCGCAAGGCAAATCAGAATATTTACGAAAAGCAGATGGGTTCAAACAGGTAGAATGGGGTCTGCGATATATTTTAAATAGGCATAGGACACCATGCTTAGCTTTAGTGCATTACAACGCAAAGGGTTGGTATTGAGAACAAAAGAGTTAGGAAGTTATAAATGGAAGCGATTACGTTTACAAGTATTAGATCGTGATGGGTGGGTTTGTGCTATTTGTGGAGGTGTAGCAAATACAGCTGACCACATCTATCCACGTGTTAAAGGTGGCGATATGTGGGCATTAGATAATTTACAGGCGCTGTGTAATAAGTGCAACAGCTCAAAACAAGGCCGTTTTTTTAATAGGCAGCCGACCCCCCCTGTTTTTTTCGGCCGTCCTCTCCCCGAAACAGTCCAGATCGTTCCAGACTCACCGTTTGACAAACCAGAAGGGCTACAAAACAATGGAAACTAATGCAGAAGTAATACCAATCAAACGAGGGGCAGAATTACAAGGCTATAGTATGGCCCGTATACATACGCCGTTGCTAAATTGTGCGAATAAAGCACAAGATGTTATTGATTTAGCTAACAAATTGAATGCACCATTATTGCCCTGGCAAATTTGGGTATTAAAAGATTTATTAAGCGTTGACGAAAATGGCAAATACATCAAAAAATCAGGTTTATGTCTAGTAGCGCGCCAAAATGGCAAAACTCATTTGGCACGTATGCTTATATTGGCGCATTTGTTTTTGTGGGGTAGTAAAAACGTTCTAGGCATGTCATCTAATAGAAATATGGCATTAGATACATTTAGGCAGGTTGCTTGGATTATTGAGGACAACCAATTCTTGCAAGATCAAGTCAGGCAAATACGTTTAGCAAATGGTCAAGAATCTATAAGCTTATACAATGGCGCTCGTTATGAAATAGCGGCAGCTACAAGAGATGCACCACGCGGAAAAACAGCGGATTTTTTGTACATAGATGAGTTGCGCGAGTGGAGTGAGGAAGCGTTTACAGCTGCACTGCCGGTAACTAGAGCTAGGCCAAACGCCATGACTTTCATTACTAGTAACGCTGGTGATGGTTTTAGCACTGTGTTGAATACATTAAGAGAACGCTGTATGTCATACCCAGATGTAAGTTTAGGTTATTACGAATATAGCGCAAAACAGCATTGTAAAATTGACGATAAATTTGGCTGGATGTCAGCTAACCCTGCTCTAGGGTATTTGATAACCGAGGAAACTTTACGCGAAGCTATGTCTATAAATACTGTAGAGGCTACACGTACAGAAATGTTATGCCAATGGGTAAGTAGTTCTGTAAGTCCTTGGGTATACGGATCTATTGAAGCTTGTAGTGATAGCAACTTACAAATACCCGTAGGTCCATTTACTGTGTTTGCGTTTGATATAGCACCAACTAGACGATGTGGCGCTTTAGTTGCTGGTCAAATAATGAACGGCAAAACGGCTGTGGGTTTAATGCAATTATGGACTAGTGATATAGCTATAGATGAAATACAAATGGCAAGTGATATTGCTGAGTGGGCTAATAAATACAAACCGCATTATATTTGTTACGACAAATACGCCGTGCAATCTGTCGCTACCAAATTAGAGCAGAGTGGCTGGCGCATGCAAGATGTTAGCGGTCAAATGTTTTATCAAGCATGTAACGATCTACAAAACGCTATGGCAACGGGTAGGATGGTGCATAGTGGCCAACCAGATTTAGTGCAACACCTTGATAATTGCGCTGCAAAAACCTCTGATTTTGGCTGGCGCATTATTAGGCGCAAATCTGCCGGCGATGTTACAGCTGCAATATCGCTAGCTATGGTTGTTTATGTTCTAAACAAACCACAACAAACCGCGCAAATTATTGTCTAAGTTGCAACAAATGTTCCATTTATGGTATAACATACCAATATGGGTATATTGTCGGCTTTGGGTATAACAAAATCTAAAAATATTGTCCAAGGACAATATGCTCCTGCCGTAATGCTAGATGGCTACGGCTACAACAGCATTGGAACGCCATTTGGCTATGGCCCGATAGATCGCGCATTAGCTGTGCAAGTACCAGCTGTTAATCGTTGTGCAAATTTAATTAAAGGTGTTGTTGGTTATTTACCATTAAAACTTTATAGTAAAAAAACTGGTCAAGAATTACCATTGCCAATTTGGTGTGAACAACCAGATATTAGACAACCACGATCTGTAACAATAAGTGCAACAGTTGATTCACTAATATTTTACGGCCAAGCATTTTGGCGCATTACAGAAATGTATGCCGATGACATGCGACCAGCTAGATTTGAATGGGTAGCGAATAATCGTGTAACTGCACAAACAAATGCACGTGGCACAGAGATTTTGTATTACATGGTAGATCAACAAAAAGTGCCAATGATTGGTGTTGGATCACTCATAACATTCCAAGGTTTAACACAAGGTGTATTAATGACGGCAGGTCGCACAATACAAGCTGCGTTAGATGTTGAAAAAGCTGCAGCAATATCAGCTGCAACACCTATGGCTACAGGATTTATTAAAAATACTGGAGCAGATATGCCAGAGTCGCAAGTACAAGGATTATTAGCAGCTTGGAAGCAAGCGCGGCAAAATAGATCAACAGCATATTTAACAAGCACTTTGAATTATGAGGCGGTAGGTTTTAGCCCAAAAGATATGATGTATAACGACAGCGCACAATTTTTAGCAACACAAATAGCAAGGGCTATGAACGTGCCAGCATACATGATTAGTGCTGATATGAATAACAGCATGACCTATCAAAATATTATAGATGGTCGCAAAGAGTTTGTAGCTAATTCGCTACAACCATATATTTGTGCAATTGAGGATCGTTTAAGCCTCGATGATGTAACGCCACGCGGTCATGTTGTTAAATTTGCGCTTGAGGAAACATTTTTGCGTGCTGACACAATTAAGCGTTTAGAAGCAATAGAGAAAATGCTAAATTTAGGTTTAATAACAATAGATGAAGCAAAAGAGATGGAAAATTTGACACCACAAGGAAATGAGAGCAACGATGTTACTTACGTTCAGTAGTCAAGTAGAAGCTGCCGACAGCGAGCGCAGAATTATAGCTGGCAAAATTGTGCCATATGAGTCAGTAGGCAACACAAGCGTTGGGCCTGTTATATTTGCTAAAGATAGCATTGAAATAAGCGATCCTGGCAAAATAAAAATGTTATTACAACATCAAACAGAAAAGCCAATAGGTCGTATGCAAAAATACAACAAAACGGAAGACGGCATATATGCAAGTTTTAAGATCAGCGCCAGCATGCAAGGACAAGATGCGCTAACGCTAGCAAGTGAGCAATTAGTAGATGGCTTAAGTGTTGGCGTAGAAGTGACCCAATCAACAAACAAAAAAGATTATATATATGTTACTAAGGCAAAACTAAAAGAAGTTAGCCTAGTAGAGTCGCCAGCATTTGCAGAAGCGCAAGTTACCAGAGTTGCCGCAAGCGAAAGCGAGGCGGAGTCAACAAATCAACCAACTACGGAAAGTGAGGCGATAGTGGAAACTACCACAGAGCCAACAGCAACACCGGTGGTCGAGCCAGTAGAAGCCGCACGTCCAACAATTAGTGCGAACGTTTACACAGAGCCACGATCACCAATTAAAACAAATGCTCAATATTTAGAGCATTCAATCAAAGCCAAATTGGGTAACAGAGAATCAAATGAGTGGGTATTACATGCAGAGGCACAAGCTGCAAAAATGCTTACAGCAGCAGATGATTCTTTTTCAACCAACCCAGCATTTTCACCAACAATTTTTTCACCAACAGTTATTGACACATTAATTGGATCACGTCCAGCTATTGATGCCATTGGTGTTCGTGCAATTCCTGCTAGCGGTATGACAATTAGCCATCCTAAAATAACAACCTCAGGCACAGTTGCAAGCACAGCAGAGGGTGGCGCACCTAGCGAAACAGGTATGGTGAGTTCATATGTAAATGCAACAGTTGCTAAGTTTGCAGGATTACAACGTTACAGCGTTGAATTGCTAGAACGTTCATCACCAGCATTTTTTGAAGCTATGCTAGAAAATATGACACGTGCATATAACAAAGCAACCGATGCAGCTGTAATTGCAGAACTTACTGCATCAGGTACACAAGCAGCCGCAGTAGCCGCATCATCTGCCGGTATTATTTCTTATGTATCTACAGAGTCACCAGCTGCATATAGTGCAACAGGTGAGCTTGCTACACGTTATATTGCAGGTACATCACAATGGTCATTATTGCTAAGCGCAACTGATACCACAGGTCGTCCAATTTACAATGCACAACCAAACAATCAAAACCCAGGCGGACAAGCAGCACCTACATCATTACGCGGTAATGTGCTAGGACTTGATTTGTATGTTGATCCAAACGTTGTTGCAACAACTATTGATGAATCAGCATTTATTGTTGTGCCATCAGCTGTAATTATTTATGAATCACCAGTGCTACGACTAAGCACTAACGTTGTTGTATCTGGCGAAATAGAGACAATGGTGTACGGATACCTAGCAACAAAAGTATTAGTTGCAGGAGGCGTACGTAGATTTAACTTAACCTAATCAGTTAGTTATTTATATCCTGTGGGGTTTGGTAGCCCTAGCCCCACAGGGCTTTTTTAGAAAGGTAGTAATGGCAGCTACATATGTGACTGTTGCAGAGCTAAGAGCTAATCTTGGTATTGGTAGTTTATATACCGATGCGACTGTAGAAGAGTGCTGCCAAACAGCTGAGGACATAGTAGATGCTTATTTGTGGTACAACTACGCACCAGTAATTGCATCACAAATTAGCAATAATACAGCGACATTAGTTTTAGCAAATCCTGGTTTATTTGTAGTAGGCCAAAGCGTAACTGTAACGCTAAGTGGCAGTACCTATAACGGCTCATATACATTAACTGGCGCCTTTCCTGGTACATCGGTGCCAATGAGTATTAACAGTGCATTAA